AAAAAGAAGAAACTAGGATGTATATGCAACTCCTTGAACAAGAGTGCTACATAGATGCTACTAAAGAGGTGGAATACCCTCCAATGGCAATATCTATGGGGGAGTTTACAATGCAAACAAGTAAAGGTTTAAAAACATATCCTATACCAATAGGAACGGAACAAAATTTTAGTGTAATTTCTGCACCCCCAAAAAGCAAAAAGACTTTCTTTATGTCATTGCTTAGTGCTGTTTATTTAAAAGGGGAACTTAATGGTTTTGGTGGAGAATTAAGAGGTCATAGAAACGGCAAATGTTTAATTCATTTTGATACAGAACAATCAGAGTTTCATTGTAGTAAGATATTCCGTAGGGTATTAGATATGACCCAGATGAATAGCGAGTGTTACCACACATACGGACTTAGAGCATTAAGCCCAAAAGACAGAGTGGATTTTATAGAGTATATTTTATTTGACAAGTTAGACGGAAAAAATATAGGTGTTGTTTTGGTAGATGGTATCGCAGATTTAGTTAATGATGTAAACAATCTTGAAGAAGCAAACTACATTGCTCAAAAACTAATGCGGTGGTCAGTAAAATTACATTGTCATTTTTCAGTAGTAATACACAGCAACTTCGGTTCAGACAAAATGTCTGGGCATTTAGGGAGTGTCTTAGAAAAAAAGACAGAAACACAAATACAATTAGAAGTAAACACAGTTAATAGAGATTTAGTAACAGTAAGCTGCAAACGCTCAAGGGGCTTTAGTTTTGAAAACTTTAGTTTTAAAGTAAACAAGGTAGGTTTACCAGTAGTAGAAGGAGATTTTTACGATATTTTAAAACCAAACACATTTTAATTATGAACATATTTTTAACATTTTTTGTTGTATTTTTAGTAAGTATAATTTATTCAATTCAGAAGGATTCTATGTTTATTGTCAGTTTAGTAAAAGGTTTTATGGTTGGTTGTTTATACAACAAGGAACTTTTTGAAGAAGGTGGTAGTGAGCATACAATTCAGTTTTGTTTTGGGTTTGTTACGTTTACTATGATATGGGAGACCGAATAAAAGATTCTAGTTTTTTAAATATAATTGCAAAACATCACAAAGAATGGGTAGCTACTGCTACTGGTTTAGGTGGTGGGGATTACGCAGAAGATATAGTACAAGAGGCTTATTTAAAGATTTATAAATACGCTAATCCTGAGAAGATAATTACAGATGGCAAAGTAAATAAGGGCTATGTTTTTTTTGTTATAAAAAGTATTCTTTACACTTTAAAAAAAGAGCAAAAAAAGTACATTAAAATACCTATACAAGACTATAAGTTTTCAGACGATTCAGATACAAGTGAACAAGAAGGCTTCCAAAAGATATGCGACTTAATAGATAGCTATATGTTAGAACTTCAAAACAAAGCTAAAGCAGAAAACAAAGAAAGCTATTGGTACGATGGTAAGATATTTGAAATGTACAGAGACTCAGACCTATCTATAAGAGGTGTAGCAGCTTTAACAGATATTAGCTTTGTAAGTATTTTTCATACATTAAAGCACGTTAAGCAAGACCTTAGAGATAAATTCCAAGAAGATTGGGATGACTACAGTAATGAAGATTATGAACTAATTAAATAGATATGGGATTAGGAGACTTAGTAGCATTTATAACTAAATACACTGGCATAGCTTGGATAGTTAAAAAGCTGTTTGGGAATGACTGTGGCTGTGATGAAAGAAAAGACAAATGGAATAAAATTAAAATAAACAGAAATGGATAAGCTAGATTTAATAGATTGGCAACTATTTACACAAAGCCCTAATGATACTTTGTCTATTGAAGATGTAAAGCTAATATCAGAACTACACGCCAAGTATTATAAACACACCTACCACACACCTTGTAGCTGTAATCCTAAGACTATTGTAGGCTGGATAAAAGACCTTAATAACATTTATGAAGGATTGGATTGAAGCTGATTTATTTAACTGGCTTAAAGATAACATCTATCCAGACTTAGTAAAAGCTAAAAATCAAATGTCTAGGTGGGATTGTTATAGCCCAAAAGAAAGTCATAGAATAGAGCTAAAATGTAGAAAGGCACACTACGATACCTTACTACTAGAAAAGAAAAAGTACTTAGCTATGGAACTAGAAAGCCAAAAACATTTAGACATACCTTTTTATATTAATTCTACCCCAGAGGGTGTATGGTCTTTTAACCTTTATTTGATAAAACCTATATGGGAGACTAACAACAAGAATCCAGCAACAACACAATTTGCAAACACAAATAGAATAGAAAAAGAAGTAACTTATTTAAACATTAAAGAAGGAATAAAACTATTATGAAAGGAAACAAACTATATTATTCTGCTACTACTTATGACGTTATAGACATCATACAAGACTATAAGCTGTCTTTTAACAGAGGTAATATCTTAAAGTACATAATAAGAGCTGGTAAAAAAGATAATGAATTACAAGACCTACTAAAGGCTTTGGACTATTTAGAAAGAGAGATAGAACATATACGGCATTTACAAAAAATAGAGACAGACAAATTAAAAGAGTAAATTTAAAACGGTAAACGACCTATACACAGAACAACTAAAATAACCTGCAGTAGTATGATAATAAAGAGAATTAAAAGTATGGGTACTCAATATCAAATGGAGTACAATCTTAGCTTAGATAATGATAGGTTTAGTGGAGTATATATTCTTTACAAAAAAAATGAAAAGTATATGTCAGACAGATGCATTTATGTAGGTCAAGGGGATATATACAAAAGATTAAGGTGTCATTGTAAAGATAAGGATTTTGACTACGCTATTGTACACAGAATAGATAATGAGCAAAAAAGAAAGTATATAGAGGCAGTTCTTATTGAGTCTTTAGAGCCTTATCTAAATAAAGCCACGCCACTGCCAGAAAAAATAATACCGTCTGATGACAGCGATAAGCTAAGTAGAATTTTTACAGATATTAGTTATCTTAGAAAAGATGTGTCTGAAACTTATGGTGTTTTACTTTTTGAATTAAAAGAACAGTTATCTCTCGAAAAGAGTTTGAGAAAATCTTTGGAAAAAAAAAATAATTAAAGAAAGAAATGAGAAAGCTATTAATAATATTATAGCAAATCTTTAGTTTTTTTTTAAGGTTATATAATTTATAACACATACGGCAATCTACAAAAAATAGAAACGGACAATATTAAGGAGGGGCATTAGCCTCTCTTTTTTTTTAACAAAATTTTAACATTTTATTATTTTTAATTAACAAACATTGTTTATATTTGTAAGGAACAATAACACTAAAACAAACATTATGAAACTATCAGAAAAAATTAAAAGAGCATTAAAAGCAATTGACAACGAAAAAGAGAGTATTAATGTTTCTTATAGCCTAGCCAAAGATAGCGATGATGATGGCAAGGGCTATTTCAACTTTGAGGCTTTAATTGCAGAAACTAAAATAGCAGCATTAGAAGAACTTTTAGATGAATTATTATCACTAATTAAAAAATAGAGAAAATGAAACAAACAACATTTTACGCTATTATAATAATTATAGTATTTACATTGGCATTAACTTTTACTTATAAAGATGGTGCTTTATTTATTAAAACAGAAGATATGGAAAAAGAACAAGCGATACAAATTTTGGAGAATCAAATCTACTTAGCAGACATAGTAGATAATTATCACTCTTACAACGAGCTAAACAAAGTATTAACCTATTTAAAAGAACAAGATGGAAACTAATATAATGTACGAGGGTTTAGAATTTACAATACAATACGATTTAATACCAGCAGAGAATGGGAGCTATGACACAGAACCATTTGAAAAAGGTGTAGATATAAACGGAATTAGCTTAGGCGGTAATTGTGTAGACTTTATGCTAAACGAAAGAACCACTAGAATACTAAAAAGATTAATACTAGAGAAATTATGTTAAGCGATTGTTGTGGTGCAGAGGCTTGGTATGAGTCTGACATCTGTTCTGATTGTATGGAACATAGTGAATTTAACGAAGAAGAATAAAAATTATGATACTACTAGTAGATGCAGATAGCTTAGTATGGTCAAGCTGCTTTAAAAAAAGAGAAAACAAAGAAGATAGCCCATACTTTGATAACATAGAAGATGCAACCGCTAAGCTTGATGAAGTGTTTATGAGCATAGTAAATAAGATAGAGGCAATTTACCCAGTAGACGACTACCTACTATTTAACAACTCAAAGGGTAATTTTAGGACAAAAATATCTAAGACCTACAAAGCCAATAGAAAGAACCAACCTAGACCAGAACTTCTAGGACAAGTACATAACTTTGTAACGGAACAGTATGGTGGAATAGCTGAAGCTGGTGTAGAAACAGATGACGTAGTGGCTAAGTATTGGTTTAATATGACCCAAGAGTACGGAAGAAATGAAGTAATGATAGTTAGCATAGATAAAGACTACAAGCAGTTCCCTTGTTTAATGTATAACTACCATATAAAGCACCAATGCGTACACGATATAACAGAAGAAGAAGCACTTTATAACTTCTATGAACAAATGATAATAGGAGACACAGCAGACAATGTTAACTATTGTAAAGGGTACGGTGTTAAATTTACTGAAAAATACTTAGTTGATTGTGTAACTAAGTACCAATACACTAGAAAGGTGTTTGAATTGTTTAAAAAAATACATAAAAGCAAAGCAAGAGAAAGGTACTTACTTTGTTATAACCTTTTAAAACTTAGAACGGAATAAAAATAGAGCCATAAATGAACATCAAAGAAGAATTTTATCTTATAGCTTTAGAACAAATATACAACGGTGTACCTCTTTACATAATAGAAGAAATGCTAGAGGATTTAATAGAACAGGAACAATACTTAAAATGTGCTGGTGTTTACAAAGCACTTAAATTTGCTAACAGTAATACAATGCAATCAATAGAAAAAGAATTAGATATATGATAAAAGACATTTACAACTACGTAAACAATTACTTAAATATAGACATAAGCAGCAGAAGTAGAAAAAGAGAATATGCAGAAGGTAGAGCATTATTTTATTACCTATGCAGAGAAAATACCAACCTTACCCTAAGAGAGATAGGAGAGTACGTAAACAAGAACCACTGTGCCGTTTTAAATGCTTTAGGTAATACTTTTCCCACTATAACAAATAAGGCTATTAAAAGGGCTATAAATGACTTTAATCAAATAGATTTAACGTCTGATGAATTACAGTTAATAGAAGTGCTTAGAATTAATAATTTGTTAAAAATAGAGAACAAAGAATTGAGGGAAAAAATAGAGACACAAATAATAACAGACACAAACATACAGCCTAAGCTAAACAACTTAACTCCTTTACAATTTAGTAGAGCAATAGAAAGAATAAACGCAATGCTATTAATGATAGGTAAAGAGGCAGAGCCAGTAGTAATAAAAGAAATGGAAGGGGCAGAGTTGTAAAAAAACTATAATATGGAACTAACAGAAAGGCAGATTTATCTAAAGATATATTATTTAGAAAACAAAGAAAAATTAAAGATTACTAGCAAAGAGTTTTATAAAGAAAACAAAGAAAAATAAACTTACAGAACAAAAAATACTATCAAGAAAATAAAGAAAAGTGTGATGCACAAAAAAGATATACAGACAAAAAAATAAAGAAGCAATTCTCTGCACAACAAAAGATTTACTATCAAGAAAACAAAGAAAAGAAAAAAAATAATCAATTAGAAAATAAAGAGAAGATATCTGCACGAAAAAGTAAGAACTATAAAGAAAATAAAGAGAAATATAAAGCCTACCACAAGAAATACCAACAAGAAAATAAAGATAAAAAAAGTATATACCAAAAGGAATACAGACAAGAAAATAAAGAGCAATTATCCGCACAAAAAAAGATATACAGACAAAAAAATAAAGAAAAGATAGCTGAAATTCACAAGAAATACCAACAAGAAAATAAAGAAAAGATAAATGCGTGGAAAAATAACTATAATAACTCCAATCCAGTTAGAAAATTAAGATCTAGGCTTAGAAGCAGAGTTAGAAAGTTTTTTAAATACAAAGGCTATAAAAAGAAAAACAGCACAGAAGAAATACTAGGGGGCTAACTGGAAAACAGTAGAGTCTTTTATGGAAGCTAAATTCGTAGATGGTATGAATTGGGATAATATAGGAGAATGGCACATAGACCATATAATACCTTTATCTTCTGCAGTAAACAGAACAAGAAACTATTAAGCTATGTCATTTATACTAATTTACAACCTCTTTGGGCGTTTTGATAATATATCTAAAGGCAATAGATTAGATTGGGTTAAA